CTGCGCGACTATGAGAATGTCAAAATTCGGAACCAAGTAATTGGTACCGAGGAGATCCGGGATTTTACTCCTGGATCTTCAAAGCCTTCGATATTCGCGAAGATTTTCGCGGATCAATCGGAGGGCTTAAGATTGATATCCATAGACGAGAATCATGGTCGTCCTCCCTATCGGGAGGGTAGCGGCCTGTTTCTCTATCGCTGCCAGTACGCCACCTACCCACAAGGTGTCGGTCCCCCTATTGTGGGGAGACGGTTGCCTGATGGTTCCTATGGAACCTTTACCCAGACACCGTCGACTAACTATCGTCGCGTTTACAGCGGGAACATGGTTCCCGATGTGACGTCGTTGCCAGTAGACCTTCAAGTTTTAGGATCCGAAGGGATCCAGAAGGATACTGACTACAATGCGAACGTTAATCCCGATGATCTCTCCACCCTCGGGGCCACAGCCTGGAATAGGTTGCGGCCAAAAGTTGAGAAAGCATCACTCCTTCAAGACGTTTACGAATTGAAGGATGCTCCAGGGATGTTGCGTTCCACAGCAAAGGGTTTCCATGATATATGGACTCACCTTGGTGGAAACGCGCCATCCGCTTTGAAGGCAGCCAAGCGTCAAGTTGGCGCTTTGGCGTCCTGGAAAGCAGCTCCAAAAGAGCTCGCCGAGCAGTTTCTCAATGTTTCCTTTGGATGGAAACCGTTTGTCGGTTCAGTCGTTAAAACTTGTGACGTAGTCCTTAATGTGGACCAATATATAGTGGATTCTATCCGCTATAACGACAAGTGGCTGAAACGACATTACGCCGAGGACGAAGTTCAGTCCGAAGAGTACCTCTACGGTTCGTACGGCACATCATCGCCCAAAGTCAGCCCTGTGTTTGGGATTGACTATGTTCTTCCGAATTCCTGCCTCTTTGAGGTTAGGCGTCAGAAGGTAATGCGAGTGTGGTACGAAGGTAGTTTTAAGTACTATCGACCTGAATTCGATGCGGGGCTCAAAAGTGGTTATCCCACTTTGAGAAAGTTGCGTCAAATGGCAACCATTTTGGGTGCCAATCTCAACGCAACCACCGTGTATAGAGTAACCCCGTGGACCTGGCTAGTTGACTGGTTCGTCAACGTCGGTGAAAACATTAGATCCTTCGAGGATCATATCACCGATTCAGTTGCCGCGAGGTATGCGTATATTATGCGCTTCGCCTACGACCGTTTTGAATATCGTGTTCAATTCAAGTCGCAGACGGGACAGATCATTGAGGCCAAATGGTACAAGTCTGTCTCAGTGAAGCGCAGGATATCCGCTGACAATCCCTTTGGGTTTACCCTGTTAGCTGGAGGTTTGTCAAACTTCCAGTTATCGATCATGGCCGCCTTGGGGCTTTCTGGTTCCAAGGTCGGTCACGGCCGCTAAGAGTGTTCCAAAGGTTGTCGTCTTGGGAAAGCGACAATTGCTCTTAGTTAATCTCCCTGAAAACTCTAGGAAGGTCAACTTAATGTCACTTTCAGACCCTTCAGTCGTCACAATCAACACTGTTGCTAAGTCGATGCCACGTATTGCTGTTGGGAACTTATCAAGTTCCTACGCTCTCGCGGATCGTACCTATCAACTCAACGTCTCTCATGCAATCACCAAGGATGGCCGTTTTCGGCATACCATGGAACTGGTTGCTAAGAAGGTTGCGGCGGATCCAGTGACGTCGGTTAACGACTCAGTGGATACGACGTACCGTTTTCTCATCGACCGCGAAGCCTTTGGCTGGACGGCTACCGATGTGCAAAACGACGTTGCAGGCTTTACCGCCTGGTTGAATGCGAACATCGTAAAGCTATTCGGTACCGAATCTTAGAAGGTTCGGCCGATAGTCTGATGTTCGATGATTACTCCGACAACTGGTAGACGGTTTGGGGGTGACCCTTGCGAGGGTAACCCTCAAACCTCCAGCTACTGGAGGTCAATTGAGTATGACGGACCGCTGAAGGACCCAGACGTGGGCTGATGACGTTAAGCTTGAAGTCCGACCCCCTTATGGAGGCAGACTTGAAGACAGATAAACTCTGTCCAAGCAACGTAAGTGACCCATTAGAGGTGCTGCACGCGGTCTATTTAGACGCCTGCAGCAAGTGTCCTGCCGTGTCTCCCGATTTACGTGATTGGCAGACAATCCAATCACGGGTCAAAGGGCAGGGGTTGTCTTTCTTGACAATTACCCTACCATCCTTTTGTAAAGACTTCGAGCGAAGTCTTTCGGATGGTTTTATTTCCCCAACGTCTTTCGAATATTTTCGGAAGACGGGATCAATTCCTGCATTTTTGCAAGGACTGATCGGGAAACTCTTTGACCGTGAGACAGGGAGGTTGTATGAAGAAAATCCAGCCGCCCCCAACCTTGTCGAAGCAGTCAGACAGATTTGTCTGCTCTTCAAAAAGGTGGGGCTTCCGTGCTCTCAAGCGAGAGAACGGAAAGCGATTGAGAATTTCGTTCAAGTTGAGCGAGCTAATCAGTCGTCTTACACCGCGGGAACAGATCTTGCTTATTTTGCAGCTGTTTCCGATGTGCTTTGGGGTCCTCTGCTATCTAATATATCTGATAGCAGCTTGGTCCCTCGGCACGGTCCCGGTGCCACCGCCGAGCGTATTTCCGGAAATCAGAAATATGTATGGCGGGATTGGCATGATCGTCTCGATCAGTATTTTCCTTTTTACGATTACGCGTACTCACTGAGTACGTTCGTAGATAAGGAAAAGGTGAGCGAGAATGTCACGATCATCCAACGGAACAATGAGCGCCCTGTTAGGGTAGTTACTGTTCCGAAGACTCTGAAAGCCCCACGCATTATCGCTATTGAGCCGGTCTGCATGCAATATGCACAACAGGCTATTCAGTCTGCTCTTTATGAGCAGATTGAATCTGATCGTTTTGTGGGTGGTCAAGTGAACTTCACTGACCAGTCCATAAACCAGCGTTTAGCGTTAATGTCGTCACGAGACGGTCGGTTCGCAACGATCGACTTAAGCGATGCTTCCGATAGAGTTCTTCTATCGATCGCGAAGCTGATGTTTCGTACCAACCCCTGGTTATGGGGTTGTATCGATGCATGTCGTAGTGACAGCGCGGAACTTCCCGACGGGAGAATTATCTCTCCGCTGAACAAGTTCGCGTCGATGGGTTCTGCTCTTTGTTTCCCAGTAGAGTCGATGTATTTCTACACTATTTGTGTAGTCGCTCTGCTGAGAAGCAGAAACCTCCCTTTAACAAGGCGTTCTGTACACAAAGTTTGTACAGACGTTTACGTCTATGGGGACGATATTATCGTTCCCACGGACGAGGCAGGAACTGTTCTCGATCACCTACAGAGATTTAACTGTAAGGTGAACAACTCCAAGACTTTCCACTCGGGAAAGTTTCGTGAAAGTTGCGGAGTAGATGCTTACGATGGCGTCGAGGTCACTCCGACCTATCTTCGTCATCTAGCTCCTGAGAACAGGCAGCAAGCACAAGAACTAATCTCATGGGTTGCAACGGCTAACCACTTCGCGAGAAGAGGTTATTACCGAACTGCATCTCTCATGTTTTGCACATGTGAGACCATTCTCGGGCCTTTGCCCGAGGTGGACTGGGATAGTCCGTGCTTGGGAAGGATATCTTTTCCGGGGTTCTATTCACCTAAGAGAAGGGTGAATAGGCAATACCAAACCTTTGAATATCTGGTTTGGTCCCCGTCCATAGTCTATCGCAGTGACGAGATAGACGGATATCCTGCTCTCACGAAGTGCCTTCTGAGATTAGAACACGGTGTGTCTAATCCTCCAGAGAGTACTTCGTTATTTCGGTGGTCCATAGGTGATGTCTCATCCCAGGACCGTCGTCATTCAGAGAGGACTGCACGGCGTGGCGCCGT